AAAAGACTTCGAGCCATTGCAGAAAGCAATGTAGCGGTTTCGCCATTCTTCTTTAATGAAGCATCTCCAGTTCACATCGTAGGCAATGATCGCTTCCCAGCGTGGCTTACCACTGATCTGGATAACACATTTGTTGATTTGGTAGATGGCGTCTTTGGTCAATACACCTACACATGGCAACCACAAGGTATGCGTGAAGGTGACTATTTCATCTGTTGGACTTGGACGCCGTTAATTGCTGGCGACAGCTTGTCGGCCCATGCTAGGTTCACTCTAAAGGGTGACACACAAACCACCACCAGTATTCCATCGCACTTTACCAATCCCGATAAATACGAAACACTGCTTGAGCGGTACACTCCCGATATGTTCAAAATGGTCATATCAGAAAACGACCGCACGCCTGACGTATTGGATAAGTTCAACAAAGCAGTTGCGTTGGGATTCAACACTTTAGAAGACCTGGGCAATCAGATTGTCGATCTCCAAGACGCCAACTCAATCCATGAAGCCTTGATCCCGTATTTGTCCAATTTGTTTGATCTCAAACTGAAGACAGACGACCCTACACGTTGGAGAGGCCAAATCAAACGTGCCGTTCCGTTATACAAAATGAAAGGAACGAAGAAGGGGTTGGCCGAAGCGTTAGAACATGCGGCTATCATCATGATGGGATTGACCCAATTGTGGGAGGTCACTTCATCTTACACATGGCAAGAAGTGGTCAAATTCGATGGAATAAGCGATACCTTTGAGCTTGAAAAGGTTGCATTGCCTATTGATTACGACAATTTTGAATTGTGGCTAAGACCTGCGGATAGTGCAACGTGGATTCCTTTAAGTTCAGATTATGTTGAGTTTTTAACTAGCGATGGAATCACATATATGACATGGGCGGGAAGTGGCCTGTCTATTGAACCAATCGACCTTGTTGAAGGCGATGAAATAAGAGTATTGTACAAATATTCAGAAATTTTTGATCCGACCACACAAGCAATAGAAAACTATGTTAGGTCATTGCCTTTAATGGACCAACGAGATGAACGAGATCAAGTTTATCCTTTGAAGAATTGGAATGTTCGAGTAATACCTGAAAATGATTCGATGTTTGACTTGGTGATTCCAACTCGCCACCCATACCATGAATTTTTGGTATACGGAAAAGTACGAACTGAATTCCCATATAGTGAAAACATCTACAACATGGAAGAATACAACGGCAGTATTCGTAACTCTAAGTTGCCTTGTGATATTGACCGCAATTTCGTTGATCCATGTACCGCCTGCATTAGCAGCAATTACAACATCGACTTAGAAATTGAAAACTTGTCAGATGATCGCATTCTTGAAGCAAAAGAAGTTCTTCGAGAGTTTTCGCCTTTCCATGCCGTATTGCACACCTTCAACTTTATTGGTGGCATCAACGAATTCGTTGAATCTCCACTCGAAGAAGTGGAAGCATTAGTGTCAATGCAGGGCAGCGAGTTTGTCATTGCGGGCGAGGGACAACAATACTTTAATCGAATCATGAGATTAGTTGAGACGACTGGTATTCTTAGAGATGAACTGGCAGACAAAACGATTGCTGTAGCAACTACAACTGGTACGGCATACAACGACGAAGTTGTATTGTTCTGTCCTGACTTGCAATTGGATCGTATCGGCATGGCATTAGATGGCAGTGCTACAATGACTGTCTTTGCTCCATCTCTTCTCACTGGCGGTTATACAGTAGACAATCCGAGGGGCAATGCGGCGTCGGTTACTGGTGTCATCAATGTAAACTTGATGGTCACAAGCAATCAGGCTTTCACTTTTGACATCGACAATTTGGTGTTGGATGGAACACTGTGTAACATTGCTCAAGACAACATCTTTGTCATTTCAGATTCCACTCAAGATTTTGGATTGCTGGGGACTGAATCTGCGTTTGACGTAAATCAAGGTACTGCAATAACTGCATGGAAAGTTTCGATTCCGGCTTATAGCGGCACGCCATATGTGATTAAAGACATACAGCCAGATGGAAGTTTGGTTTTGACAAACGATGGCACATTGCCTAGCAATAATGCTTCTAATGTAACTTATAGTTTGATTCGCAACTTGACAACAATTGTCACAAGTACAGTTGGTGAGTTTAACGTCACCAAGCGTGGTCGTGTAACTGCTTTAAGTGGCTCGGTGCTGCCAATTCGCAATGCAATCAGACTGGATAATACATTCCAAAAGATCAACTTGGAAGAATACCCAATTCTTGAATTTGTAGATGGGGCAACTGACCAGTATTACATCGGCAAATATTATGACAATATGGGCAACAATCGAGGCGACATCAACAACACCAACTTGCGGGTCAACCAAAAAGTTGCCGAAAAACAAGTTGGCTACCTGCATTATCGAGGCTTAAAGCTCCAGATGGCAGGTAATTTAGAGTCTAGTCTGGGAATCCAAAATGGCGCTAACTCTCTTGTTGTTGTGGACGAAGGCATTGAAAACAATGACTTTAGAGAGAACTTCATTGTTGTTATTGGGTCTGATAGCTACTTCATGGATCAAATCGACGGTGATAATCCATCAGGATATACGACATTTACATTGTCTGGCGACCCTTATTGGTGGAAAACATTAAATCTGGGTGGAACATCTGTTAGCGTGACTATTTACAAATACACAAAGAACGGTGCAACTGTGGCTGGACAGCAATTCAATTTGCCTTCACATACTTTCCGTACATTGGATCGGGCTGGACGCCCTGTGATTGATCGAGTGGATCAAGACGGGACGGTGACTGGATTAAGTCTGCCTGAAGGAAATCAAATTAACGAATTCGTTCAACAAACTGAGGGGATCGCCTTTAGCATTGAATATGCTGACGGAACTACCGAACAAGGAGAGATATGATAGAAATTACTGACGGGTTGAAACCCTGCGGGTTCGTCCAAGCTATAATTGATTATGAGTCCGGCGAACGAAAGATCGTTGAATTCCCCAATACTGTATTGACGAAAGGGCGAGAGGCCCTAGCTTCTTGTTTGGCTCGTGACATCGGTGATGGATTCAACTTCTACGTCAATCGAATGTTATTTGGCGACGGCGGCACAGCAGACGGTTCCACCAAATTTGTGGCGACCAGTCGAAATGGTTTGTTTGGAATTACCCAAGCCAGCAAACCAGTTGTAGCCTCAGTTGATCCCAATATTCCTTCGCAAGTGATTTTCACATCTGTGATCGCTTTCTCCGAAGCTAATGGTGCTGTTCTTAACGAAATGGCACTTCAAATGGCAAGCGGGAATCTATACAGCATGGTGACATTCCCGGACTTAACCAAGACTGCGCAAATGCAGATCACTTGGAATTGGCGATTAACTTTTGTATAAACACAGGAATAAAAATGAAGAATTTTTGGTTAGAAAGAGCAGAGAAGAAAGAAGCCGCAGCGATAGAACGAAGCATTGAGAACATTCTCAGTAATTACGTTCTGTATACCACAGTCGGACTGTTGAAGGGATTTCCCCCTTCCAACACAATTAGTCCAGGTGTCAGAATCACAGACAAAGATTTCAGCTACACCTTGACTATGGACGCCTGTGGACCATGTAGCACAATCATTATTGATACAGGACACTCGCATGTGGCAACGAGCTATGATGGTTCGTCAATCGGCACAGTGGTTGCTTCTATTGACGCAGATGGCTTTCCACGAGATGTGGGCAACACAATGATTACTTGTAGTCCACAGCTTACTGGCTTTGTCTATGCAGACGTATCTTTTCAGAAAGAATCAGAACGTGTCGAAGCCGAAGGTTGGGTTTTGGACGTTTAAGCAATAGATACGATAATCAAGGAGAGCCATGCCAGATTTAAGCCAATTACCAGTACCGCAATATAACGCAGATCAGCCGTACCATTGGGAATATGACAATTTACCGTTGAAGACTCTGGCAGACAGAGATTTAATCATCAACGCTCAAGTCAATATCCAAGAAGAGATTCTGCGTGAAACCGCAGGTACACAGGGTACATTGGCCAATCGCTTGGCTCAATCCATTGATGAAGACGGCAATTTGATTCCTGACGCTATAGATCAGGCATCGCATAATATTTCCGAACATACAGACGGCACGAAAAGCGTCTCAGGTCCAGAATTAGCTGACTATATTGCTCTAGGGTTTCCCACCTTAACGAACCCTGTGGGCTTTGTCAGAATGCTTGCTTCAGAGCGAGATAAGCTGGCTATGATAGCTGATGAAGCTACAAATTTGATGATGTCAGTTGAGACAATATCGAATATTGTACTTTTTGAAGAAGGCACAATAGAACTTGTATCTTCACAAAGCGTCAATTGGGAAGTCGAAGCACCAAACAAGGTCAAGGCTGTACTAACAATCTCGACCGAGTTTGCCCACCGACACTATTACGATCTAACGCCGGTAATGCTGCCGACAGATGATTTATTGCCTATTGACTACAAACTCTTCAAGGTTACTTCAACGGCTACGCCATATATCGAAGACAGTCTTCGGGTATATGTCAACGGAGTTCGATTGAATCGCAACTACAGCGTTTATTATCCAAGCAATCCCATTTCAACATGGAACTTGAATGCTTTCACCGCTGATGCCGCAAACGGCTTGTTCACCCTGAGCAATCCAATTACCGATGAAGATATTATCCAGATCGACTTCGACAAAGCCTTAACCTAATCTCCAATCAGGAGAATCAATTTGAAAATGTATAGCCACAAAGACCTTAAATGTGGTTTTGTGATACTCTGCCCAGAGCATACCGTAGGGCTGCTTAAATGCACTGTGAATTCAATCAAGTGCCGATACCCGGACCTACCGATGATATGCGCCACGGACGACTCGGCGACAACCGCAGATATGAAAGAAATGAAGGCCATTTGCCCAACCTACAAGGGCAAATCGACCTTCTCTTCTCTTATCAATGTTGGAATGAGACATGCCCCAGCCGACTGGAGCTTCATCCTCTGTGCCGGAGTTACCGTAAACTGGAAAATGGATGAACGATTCGCCTACTTCACAGAGAGCGAAAAGGACATCTTGTTTCCTATTGTCGAAAAGAAGGCCCACTTCGTTGACGCTACCCTCAATGGTCTTTTCATTAACAAAAAGACCTGGAAGGAAGTAGGAGATATGTCTAATGAAGGCACATTTGAGGAAATCAAACTCATGTGGGCCTTAGAAGCCATTGATAAGGGCGTCAAATTCAAAGCCATCGCAGGCAGCAAAGTCTGCTAGATTAGGCCATACCGATACCGCCACCGACGATTCTCGGTGTGCTTCCAGTCTGCTACCTCTTGTAGATAGACGTACAAATCTTCCCACGATCCAAACATGCAGGTATGGGGAATAAACCCATAATACCAGAGCGGAACATGCTGCTTACCCTGTGGGCAAACCAGTAGGGTGGGTTTTTTGTTGTTACTGCTAAAGATGATCTCGTGGTGAGTGCCAGTTGTCGGCACACCTTTAGGCAGATATGACACCAAGAAATCTGACCGTTCGACCATAATCAGGTCTTTGGAAACAAAATCCTTAGCAATCTTGGTCATCGTCTCGAAGTCGCACCTGTCACGGGCCTCCGTTAATGTCGGAACCCATTGTTGCTTAGGGTCCGCAAAGGGGTCAAATAGATTGACCCCGAATCTATCAACTAGAACCTTCGTCGGCTCCGTCCTCCAATTATGGTGGGTGGAGTCGTTTTCTATAGGACCGCCCAAATAACATCGGGCATCTTTCAATGGGTTTATTTTCATCGTATCCTCGCTGTGGAAACTCTACTATAGCAGCTTTACAAATAGGAGCCAATATGTCAATCGAAAACAACAACAAATTATTCGCAGAAATGGATGAAGTTTTGAAAAATGAAGTAGCACAAAGGCACAGCTATTTCCAACTCAAATACTTCGTAATAGGCAAAGAGCCTACTGTACAGTCAAAAATGTGGCAGTGTCTTCGAGAATTGAAGTCACGCCGGGAGTCCCTGGGCGCTATTGAACTTGAGGTAGAAGACTCAAAAGACAAGCTGGAACTACTAGATATTTCCATCGAAAAGATTGATCTCGCACGTCCTAACGCCGACGAACTCACCCAGCGGGAGAGCGACATCAGAATTCGACAGATCGAGAGGCAGAAGAAGGCTGCTCAGGCGAACCTACTACAACTCGCCGAACGTAAAAAATGGCTGGAGGAGGAATCTCGATTCTTCTTGGAAACATACAAAAACCTTCTACGGATTGAGCCTCTGAAGCATTTTGACGATCTCGACTCCCAGAAACAATATTGGGGCGAGCGACTGGCTCAGAAACTTAACCTCAAGATGTTAACCCAAAATCAACTAGATACCGAACTGGTGGAAACCATTGTCGCCTTGCCAGATGACATGCCCATCAAAAAACAAGCTCTTGGAACGCTGGAACTGCGACACGCCAATATGGTTCATCAATTGAAATCGACGATGCAGCATATCGAAGCAATCGACAGCAAACAAGAGGAAAAAAATAAGGAGAACTAATGGCCGTCACAAGAGTTGCATCTACCGATACAGGATATACGACCGGATCATTGTCGTTATTCCCACAAGCTAAAGACTCCAAATTCCAGCTATATCAGGCGAGCAACAATTGCCAGACGACATTGAAGCAAAGCCTCACTTATGCTGGCAAATATATCGTCGTAGAAGATAACAGCCTATTTCCCGACAGTGGAATATTGAGAGTTGGACCGCCACCTGGAAAACCGGGTGCTGCGGAGATGATATATTATGAAACAAAAACCGCTGGTGTATTTCGTAACCTTATTCGAGGCTTTGCCGGGTCACGTCAAAACCCTTGGCCTGTAACAAGTTATGTCACAAATGCCGTCTTTGCGGAGCATCACAATGCCACCAAAGATGCGATAATTCAGATTGAAAGAGATTTGGGAACGGAGGGATTGCCGGACCCATTATCACTTAACGGCATTCTGAAGGCCCAGGAGAATCGTTTTTTGTCTCCTCGGCCTTTGTTCCGTGCATATCCATTCAAAGGCGCACCGCCGCTGAAGGTTAGATTTCAAAACTTCAGCACAGGGCCACTGATTCGATATTTGTGGGATTTTGGAGACGGCACAACCTCAATCGAGAAATCGCCGACTCACACCTTCCAAAAAGAGGGCATATACACGGTCAAGTTGAATATTATCACGTCTCTGGGTGCGCAGGGCGTCATTACGAAGACTAACTATATCACTGTATCTGAAGAAGAAAAACAGCCTTTTTTCTATGTGACGCCGAACCAGGGATATTCAGTTCAAACAGCAGAAGCAATGACTGCTGGTGGAAACCCGACCGACCCGACTGTATTTACATATGTAGATCAAACAGACGGCGACATTGTTCAAAGATATTGGATTTTCGATGGACCAGGAAAACATGATGGGCAAGATGTTCCTACTCAGAGCATTCCAGAATACGACCCGAACATTCACACAACCAGTTTTGTATATGACAGTCCTGGAGATTATGAACCTTCTTTGTTGATCTTATTTGAAAGCCAAAGATTACAAAGAGCGTTCTTGAAAGACAAAATTACGGTGACATAAATGGCAATTATTTACACTATTCAGAATGAAATAAATCATAAGGTTTATGTTGGAAGCTCTTGCAGACAACTTAATCCAAGAAAAGCAGAGCATGTTTACAAATTGCGAAAAGGCACACATGCTAATAAGCATCTTCAAAACTCTTGGAATAAATATGGGGAAAAAAATTTCAGCTTCTCAGTGGTGGAGACATGCGGCGATAATTGCGTGCTTGAAAAAGAAGCCAATTGGATACAACTTTTGAAATGCACAAATAAACAAAAAGGCTACAACATAGATGATGCTCCTCAAGATACAAAAAAATCTAAAGAGCATCGCAGAAAAATTAGGGAAGCCATTCAGAAAAAATATGATAATGGATGGATCACGAGGAAGGGAATGAAAACACCAGCTTCTACAATTGAAAAAATATCAAATAGTTTAAGAGGAAGAAATCTATCTGAAACTCACAAGGAAAAAATTGCAAAATCACAGCACAAACAAGTTTGTCAATT